ACATTTGTTGGTGGATACAATAATACTGTTGGTGGCTCTGGTGAATTAGTTACTTCAGGTTCAAAAAACACTATTCTAGGCGTATTTACTGGTAATCAAGGTGGTCTAGACATCCGTACATTAAATAACCATATCGTCTTATCTGATGGTGATGGAAATCCTAGAGCGTATTGGAACAATCTAGCAACAATGTATAGTTCAAGCCCTAATGGTGTAGAAACTGCATTGTTTACAAATTCTAATGCATCAGCGCCATATGGTTTTTATATGAGTTTTTCTGGTGCGGCTCCTAATAACACAAGTCAATGGTTTTTCTTGTCGCAAGATACAAGCGCACTGCGATTTGTTGTTAATTCAAATGGTGGTATTAAAAACTATCAAGCAAATGATACAAACCTTTCTGATTTAAGAGAAAAGAAAAACATTCAATTAGCAGGTAACTATCTAGATAAAATTTGTGCTATTCCAGTTAAAACATTTTTGTATAACGACCAAACTGACACAGATTTAAACCTAGGAGTTATTGCTCAAGATGTTCAATCTATAGCGCCAGAGTTAGTAAATGAATCTAATTGGGCAGGTAAAGATGAAGAAACAAAAATGCGCTTGTCTATTTATCAAACAGACTTGCAATACGCATTAATGAAAGCAATCCAAGAACTTAAAGCAGAAGTAGATTCACTTAAACAACAACTAGCATCTAAATAGGAGAATTAAAATGGAAAACATTGTAGAACAACCAACAGCAGAACAAATTGCCAAGCATTATAGTGCGTCAATGGACTCAGTAAACCTGATTACCGCAGGCCAACCAGAAGGAATGTCTGATGAAGATTGGGCTGATACCCTGAAACGCAACAAAGACCATCTGGAAATTATGATTGCCAAGACTTATTGGACAACAGAAAACTTAACTCCGTTAAGAAATGCTGTCAAATAGTGGTATACTTTATTAAACTGGTTGTATTTTTAGTTTAATCCTGTTATACTTGTAGTATAAATAACTATGTTGTTTATTTTTAACAATTCTATTTTATGGAGAAATAAATGGAAATCAAACTGTCGTTAACGATTGAAGAAGTAAATGGTGTATTACAAGCTCTAGGTAACATGGCTTATGCTCAAGTTGCCCCTTTGATTGACAAAGTTCGGTCACAGGCTGGTCCACAAGTTGAGGCTGCACAACAAGCCGAAGCTCCAGCGGAGACACCAGAAGAAAAAAAGTAAGTCCGCTTATGGCGGCCTTATTAAATAAAATACTATAGTGTTTTTCTTATAAACCCTTCCATGTGAAGGGTTTTTTATGAGTTGGAACAAGGTATAAATACCTCTTATAATAGGAGATTATTATGCCATCCGTAAACAGTAGACAAGCGCTGATTGATTATTGCTTGAGGAGACTTGGGTTTCCCGTAATAGAAATCAATATAGACCAAGACCAAATAGATGACAGAATTGATGATGCCATTCAATATTGGCAAGATTATCATTTTGATGGACTTCAAAAAGTATATTACATCAAGACCATTACTCAAACTGAAATTACCAATAAGTATGTTGATTTAAGTAATGTCAGAGATGCAGCCAACAATGCCTTAGATATTGTCGGTGTAACACGATTATTTCCAATTAACGATTCTCAGGCAACTATTAATATGTTTGACCTGAGATATCAATTACGACTTAATGAGTTGTACGACTTCACCTCCGCATCGTATGTCAATTATACCTTGACACAACAACACTTACGCTCACTAGAATTACTGTTTACTGGAGAAGTTCCTATTCGTTTCCAGAGGCATATGCAAAGACTGTTTTGTGATTGGGGATGGGGAACATCCGAAGCACCAGCAGGTGCCATTATGGTAATTGAATCTTATGCCAATATAGATGCTTCGGTATACAATAGGGTTTGGAATGACCGGTGGGTTAAAGAATATGCCACGGCATTAATCAAACGAAGCTGGGGAAATAACCTCAAGAAATTTAGTGGCTTACAATTACCAGGTGGTGTCACATTGAATGGTGATAAAATCTATGAAGAAGCGGTAGAAGAAATTAGAAATCTTGAATCACAAATGGAAACACAATATGGTGCTCCATTAGAATTTATGATGTTATAATACCATGCCTACATCAGTCTACTTTAACAACTACAACTCTCGTGCGGAACAAAGCGTTATTGAGGATTTAATAGTTGAATCAATAAAGATAATGGGTTTTGATACCTTTTATTTACCTGTTGATAATCCTGAGGACCGAGATATTCTTTATGGTGAAGATCCTGTTAAGAAATTCAAAACAGCCTTTCCATTAGAAATGTATCTATCATCTGACCCATTAGACTATGAAGGTCAGCAAGAATTCTTTTCTAAGTTTGGTTTAGAAATTAAAGATGTAGTTAAAGTAATGGTTTCAAGAAGGTCATTCTCACAAAGAGTACCACAAGATACTTTCAGTAGACCTAGAGAAGGTGATTTAGTTTATGTTCCATTTCTAAATGGTACTGGTGAATTATATGAGATTACTTTCACAGAGCAGGCAAAAGATTTTCATATGTTAGGTAGACAACAACCATATTTCTATGAGCTTAGACTTGAGAAATTTAAGTATTCACAAGAAATTGTTGATACTGGTGTTGATGATATTGACCAAATTGTTAACGATTCTGGATATACAATTAAGTTAAATACTGGTGCTAATTCAGGTAATGTGACAAATTATTATATACATGAAATAGTATATCAGGCTGCCAACCAATTACAAGCCAATGCTACTGCTCTGGGAATAGTTCAAGCTTGGTCAAATAATGAATCAGAATTATTGGTAAGTAATATTGCTGGAGAATTTGTTAATGGTGCCGTATTAATTGGTGCTTCAAGTAATGCAAAATATGCGTTGATATCTTATGACTCTCAATTAGACAATTCATTCAATGAGACTTATTCAAATGAATATATAAACGCTCAAGCAAATTCTATTATAGACTTCTCTGAAAACAATCCTTTTGGTAGCATATAATGGCCTCCACATATAACAGAATTATTCGTAAACTAGTTATTGGATTTGGTAATCTATTTGATAATATTACTTTGTATAGATTCAATCCAGATTTAACTGAAGCAGAACGAATGCTTGTTCCTATTGTGTATGCCACTAAAGAATTGTATGTAAGAAGATTAGAAGATGATCCGAATTTAAGTAAAAAAATACAGATAGCACTACCTAGAATGTCATTTGAAATGGCAGGTCTTACTTATGATTCTAGTAGAAAGCAGAATACAAACTTTAAGCAATTCGCCAAGACAATAGACGGTGTTATATCACAATATAATCCAGTACCATATAATTTTGATTTTAATTTATATATCTATGTGAGAAATGTAGAAGATGGTACACAGATTATTGAGCACATACTTCCTTATTTTACACCTGATTATACGATTAAGCTTAACTTAATTCCTGAGATGGGTATTGTTAGAGAAATACCAATTATATTAAATAATACATCAAGTGATATTATGTATGAAGGAGATAAAAATTCTGAAACTAGAATGATTATTTGGACATTAAACTTTACCGTCAAAGGTTTTATTTTTGGTAAGACTACTGAGGTTGGTTTAATTAGAAACTCAATTACAAATATATTAAGCACTATTCATACATCTGATGTTGTTGCATTTAATATGGGTGCAGAAGGTGTTGGTACTTATCAGATTGGAGAAACAGTATATCAAGGTTATTCACCAACACAGGTTACGGCAACAGCTAGAGTTAGTTCATGGAATGATGATGTATTACATTTAACTGAGATTAATGGTAACTTTATATCTAACTTACCTATTATAGGATTTAAGACACTATCAAATTATTCGTTTGTATCATATCAATTGTTACCTAAAAATCTTGCACAAATTGTTCTGGTACCTAAACCAACTGATGCTAATGGTAATACACTATATACAACTACCACAACTATCAATGAAATTCCTGATATTAATACAACAGTAATTACTACAGATGCTGGATTTGCTGGAGATTTACAGGCCAATGTATTTGGTATAGACAATTTAGAAACAGAACTAGAAAACATAACAGATTTACAATAAAGGTATTCAAAAATGTCACGAACATTACAATTTAAAAGATTAGCTAATACACATTTAGGTCAAGTTATTGGAGCCAATGGTGAAATCATTGTAGATTATACTAATGACACCTTGACTGTACATGATGGCCAAACATTAGGTGGTAGTAGACTAGCAACAGAAAAATATACTAATACAGCTATTGTTATGGCTAATGCCGCTTTTAGACAAGCAAATACTGGTACTGTGTTAGCACAGGCATCATTTAACTCTGCTAATATTAATTTTCAATACTTAGAAGTTTTACAAGCTACACTTAATAGTACAAACACAAATATTTCACTTGCTTATGGTCAAGCAAATACTGCCACAGTTTTAGCACAAGCATCATTTAATTTAGCAAATACAATATCTGCTGGTTCCGTAGATACTTTAGCTAGAACAACGGCCAATACAGCAACTAATAATATCACCATTTTACAAGGTGTTAATACAACACAGAATACCAATATAGCAACTGTTACTGGTTTGGCGCAGGCATCATTCAATCTTGCAAATACAATATCTTCTGGTTCCGTAGACATTTTGGCTAGAACAATAGCCAATACAGCAACTAATAATATCACCATTTTACAAGGTGTTAATACAACACAGAATACCAATATAGCAACTGTTACTGGTTTGGCACAAGCATCATTTAATTTAGCAAATACAATATCCGCTGGTTCTGTGGATACTTTAGCTAGAACAACAGCCAATACAGCAACTAATAATATTATTATAATACAAGGTGTAGATACAACACAGAATACCAATATTTCTAGTGCAAATAATATAGCAACAGCGGCTTTTGCCAAAGCAAATACAAATATTAGTTCTGATTTAACTCTGACAGTAACTAATTCAGGATCTGGTGCTTATCTAATTGATGGAGCTTCTAACCCCACAGTAACTCTATATCGTGGTGTGACTTACTATTTTAGTATTAGTGCAAGTGGACATCCTTTCTTTATTCAAACTGTAAGTGGTGCATATAGTTCAGGTAATCTTTATACTTCAGGTGTTACTGGTGCCGGTACTCAAGTTGGAACTTTAACTTTTACAGTTCCTTTGAACGCACCAAGTAATTTATATTATGTTTGCCAATATCACTCTGCAATGAATGGTGCATTTTTAATAGAAAATTTAATTTCTACTGTGAATGTATCTATTTCTACTACAGAACTAAAAGCTTTAGTCGCCAATGCAGCAACTTATGCCGCTTTTCAATCCGCAATAGCAGCATTATAATTAAACACTATATAAAATACTATGAACAACCTTGATAAAAGTTTAAGTGAAGTCTTTGATGTAACTCCAATTGGTGAACTAGAACCAGCACCAAAGAAACAATCTTTACCTACACACTACAAACAACCTGATATAGATTCTGATTTAACAGATGCGTATCAGCAATCAAAAGAAAATCTTCAAGGTATTATTGACCAAGGCCAAGAAGCCATGTATGAGATATTGGAGATTGCCAAAGCAGGTCAGCACCCAAGAGCCTTTGAAGTTTATGCCACTTTATTAAAGAACATGACGGAGGCCAATGATAGACTCCTTAGAATACAAAAAGAAATGAGAGATATTTCTGGTATTAAAAAAGAAGCTAGTACAACCAATATTGATAAAGCTATCTTTGTAGGTTCAACATCTGAATTGAGTAAGTTACTAAAAAGTA